TGATTTAGCTGTTAAAAACGCAGAAAAAATTTGCATGGTTAGAGAATACTACGAAGGTTATAAGCGTAGATATTTTGTATATGCAATGTTGGAATTATTTGAAAACTTAGACTATAGTCATGTTGAGTTTTTAAATAAACTGTCATTCCAGTCGGTCAAACTTCAGGATTGCACAGATGTTAAAGGTTATCTTATATTGATTGAAGATATTTATAACTTCAAAAGAAGTAAGAATAACAAAGTTAGATTTTTTTAAGGAGAAATATATGGCCAGATTAGGCGTAAGCGTAAGAATAGATGTAACTAAGATTGATAAGGAAAGATTGTACAAAGGTGAAAAAGGTACATATCTAGATTTAACAACTTGGGTTGATACAGACAATGTAGACCAGTACGGTAACAATGGATTCATTAGTCAATCTACAACTAAAGAAGAACGAGATGCAGGAACTCAAACACCTATTTTAGGTAATGTAAGAGTTTTCCATACAGACTCTTCTGCAGCACCATCTAAACAAGCGGAGCTAGAGGAAGATGTGCCGTTCTAGAGTTATTAGATATATTCCTGCTGAGAATGCAAAGTATCTTCCAGAAGGTAAATCAATGTTTTTAACTAAGTTTACTAGAAGAAGAGGACTGGTGAAGGTAGAGTTAGACTTTCATTGGATCAGGAATAATACCGCTATGTATGAAAAATTAATGGGCAGACGATGAGCTGCCCATTTTTATACTTAAGCAAAAATTACTTGTTGCAAACGTACATTGTTACTTCGAAACCGAATCTCATTTCTGTTGCTGTTGGTTTTGTCCACATAATGTTATCCTTTCTATATAGATTTTGTTACAAGTATAATTATACTTTGTATTACAAGTATTAAAGACAATGGAGGATTAGAATATGCTAAGGAAATGTATTAAAATTTTTGTATTGTACTTATTTGTGTTTCTTGCATTTGGAATTTATGTGCATTATGATTTAATACAAGAACAGCCAAAACCACAATTTATTTGTTACGATGGCAAACTAATTAAGTCGATGGAAATAGAGAGCATCTACTTACAGGTCAAAGGCACAAAGTGTGAAGTCTTTGATGATTTAATTATTGTAGATAAAGAGGTAGTAAAATGAGTGATCCAATAAAACAACCTAAGTGGTATGTAAGGCATGGGTTAGAATGTTATCAGGTCATTGAATATATGTTACATAAACTCAAAGGTATCGAGTGTGTTCATATGGCCAATCATGTTAAATATGCAGCAAGGTTTTTAGAAAAGCATGATGACATTAAACTACAAAAACAGGACCTAGATAAAGCTAACGAAACTTGGCAGTCTTTTTATGAGGAAGCGAGTAAAAGGTTTGATGTATCTAGTCCAGTTATGCCTGATGAGTGGATAGAAGATCCTTTGCACGATGAGGACTAAGCGTAAATATACAACACAAAATACTTTTGGTCAGGTTTGTCATGTATGCAAAAAATCTGATCCAAAAATATACGATAGACAAAAGTGGTGGTGTCATGTAAATCTTGCAGGACACGGCTACTGTAACGAGGAAAAAAATGACAATAAGAAAACTGGCGATTGAGGGTGACTGGTATAATGTCCAGTTTTTTAAACAAAGTGATGGAGCTGTTAGGGTAGAGTTAAGTCACAATATTACTGGTAAACATTACAAGATGTATCCAGATAATCTAGTAACTTTTGAGGAGAATAAAGATGGGCAAAGTTGAGGCAATTACATTAGCAATTAGTTTTTTGTTTTTACTAACAGTAGAATCAATAGCAGATACAACCACCATTATGAGTCCAGATGGCTCAGTAACTGTTTGTACAGTTGGTGATGGTGGTATTGTTATTTGCGTTTAGTGCTTAGGTATTTCATTAGGTTATCTAGCCACTGTTGATCTGCTAATTCAGCATGATGCGCTCTGGCTAGTGATCCTTTAATATTATCTTCAGCATATGGCTTAAATGAACCGTCTTTTGTTTTCATTCCTTTGCCTTGAAACTTAGCAAACGTTTTTGGGAACATGATGTCTGCTGGAACTGACTCTAATAATCCACCTATATATTCACCTTGTATTCCAGAATCATAAGACTGATGATATGCATACGGATTTATTCCTGCACCTTTTTCGGCTTTAAATATAGTAAGTCCAGAATCACCATACTTAGCATTCTTGAGTAATGGCTCTCTTATAATTCTTGTCATATCTCCAGCGTTTGCAAATCCCATATCTTGAAATGTTGGTTTTCTCAATACGGTTGCAATCGCTCTTCTTAAATCACCATTTTTATTCATTTGATCAAAAATTTTATCACTTCGCAACGAGGTAAAATCAGCTTTTTTTCCTTGAGATGCTAATAATTCTTTAATAGCTTTATCCGCTTCTTTGATATCTGCAACTCTAGGTTTTAATACTTCCATTGTATCAACTAATATTTTTGATTCTGGTGCAGCAAAATGTGATCCTGTTATTGGATGCATACCAGTATAAACGCCATATACATCATCTGCATTTGGAAAATCATCAAATGCTTTATCAAAGTTTTTTTGTTTTCCGCTTGCTGCTCCATAGTTACTAGCCCATGAATTTTTACTTCCCATTGTGTTATGCAGTAATGAGTACAGTGGGCCGCCTTGCATAATAATTTCTTCTTGTAAAGGTATGCCTTCCATATTTTTAATTTTTGTGCCAGTTCTGGTCATATCTCCAGCTACTGGAACTAAAACTTTATTTAACATACTTTCTGGAGTTATAATTTTTCTTTTACCAATAGGTATTTCTTCTACTTCACTTTTCCCAGCTTCTCGCATTTCTTCGTTTCTTTTAAATGCTCTGCTGTTTTTTAATTTTTTTTCATATTTAGTCATTGCAGAACTATCTGGGCCAGTTAATTTTGTTTTGCCAACCAGAGAAGGTTTTAAGAATTTATGAGAAATAGATCCAACAAGACCACCAACTTTAGCCATAGGGTTTACTAAATCCATACTCATATTCATTAAGTCTTCATTAGTTAATGTGATTGGCTGTGTATTACGATCTATAAAATCTTGTTTAAATCCATCAATATCTCCACGCAACAAATATCCTAAAGGTGTTGATATCATGACCTTGTCTTTTATCTTAGTAAGGTCTGGTGCGTATTCTTCAGCTAATAACATTAATTATTTTCCCATATTAATTTAAGCCAATACTTAAGAGCATCAACTCTGTTTTTGTCTTGTAGTTTATTTAACCATGCTTGGCGTTGCATAAGAGGCTTCTTGGAAAGATTTAAGGCCTCACAATACCTTTGGTAAGGTTCGCTATAATTATCTGTTTCTGTGCCGTCTGGCAGCGTTATAACACGCTTAGTCATCTAGTTCAGGTATGTCTGCATAGATAGAATCTATAACAATTTCAATACTAGAACCATCCGACAAGAATAATGTCATTGTATCCTCGCCGTAAGTGATCTGTACTTCCTCGATCATCTTGCCAGTCATGACTTCTGCTATTTCGTCTATATCCATACTTCTTCCTAGATGCTGATGGCGGACTCGAACTTTTTTATGTCCTTGATCTGTTTGTTGCTTCTCGACCATTTGCCGCAATCTTTGCAGCGTAGCCTCTGATAAACGGTATTTGTATTGCAAGCTAACCCTCTCTTAATAAGATTACTACCGCCACAGTTAGGGCAAACAACACCCTGACTATAACTATTATGGTTTGGATGGATTCTAATCCAAGACAACATCTTTTCATAAACCTTTTCCAACAATACAACATCTTGGATATTATATTTCTTCATCATATCCCAAGCCTGTTTATCTTTGTTCATGCACCGTATCCACAGCTCATGACCAATATGCTTTACCTTTCCACCAAGACCTAATGCCTGTGCGACATAATCAAGTTTATTACTAGGGAACTTAAACTTGGATCGTGATGTCCTAAGTAGGTCAATCTCTTTGTAAGGTGATGGAGGAGTAAGCCCTAATAATAGGAACTCTTTGTTGAGCGTTGGTATATCAAACTTCGTACCGTTATAATGTATCACCGCATCAGCTTCTTCCAAAAGAGTGTAAATCTTCTTTATCATCTTACGATGAGTGTCTTCCATAATGCTGCTAAAAAATACTTCTTTTTCACCTAACCATTTTGCAGCCCAACACATAACATAACTAGATTCCATGAGTTGGTTTAAACTTACATTCTGATTATATAAACCCCAGACGTGAGCGGTATTAGGTGATGTTTCTATATCAAGTAGTAGTATCTTCAAAGGGTCGTACTCCCTCTTTATCAATAATTAACGCTTGTTTGCGTGGGTCTAGTTGCTTGAATGACAAATGAACCCATCTATCGTATTCTAAAATAACTTGGTCGTAGTTTATGTTTGCCATAACGATAGCAGACACGACACTATGGGGATTCCCAAAGCTAGGGCAGATAAAGTCAACCGCCAAACCCTTTGTGTGACTACTAGTTCGCTTGCTTCCCAGATGATCATTGAGAGCATGACAACGGAAACCACTACTAATAAGCATAGGATGCCCAAGTATATCTCGTACATATTCTAGTTCACTCGCTAAATAAGTTAAATTATCGATTATTTCAACCGTAGGTGTATTGTCGATACCAAGCCGTGTAGCTGTATCGGAATGTGTCAGCTCTTCCAAACTGAAATGTGGGGATAGCCTCATTTAGTTAATCCTTTAGCCTTCTCAAAGCTCCTCAAACCTCCTAGACCTAGCATTCCCATTAATACAGTCATTAAAGATCCCATATCAAATTCTGGTAATGCAGGTAATGTTATATTGCACCACGCTGCTATGAATATTATAACAGGCGATAATACAAAGTGCCATGCCAATGCAACTCCGCAAACCCACCCAATAAAAGGTCTCCAGCCAGCAACCAAAGGTGATCTATGAGCAGCTTCTACCTTGTTAACTTCTAACTGGCCTTTAGCTAATTCTTGTGCGTGTTTCTCAGACATTGTAGCAATCTCATGTGCTAACTTATTCTTTTGATCTTTGTCTTCAATAAATTTATCTAGTAAACCTGTCACAGGTCCAATGAGTGCTGTCCAAACCATACTATCTCCTGTCTAATGGATTCGTTGTTGCTCGTTTAATTATATCAAGTTTATCTTCTACAGACCTAATCATCGTCTCTACTTCTGATTTGGTAGCTTCTGTTGTGGCTTTGAGTTCTCTTTGTGTTGATAGAGCAACTGCATTGCTTTCTTTTGCAAGCACATACGCATCAGCAACTTTTTCTTGTAACCTAACATTCGTGTTCAGTCCTTCCCACTGTC